CCAACTGAAATATAAATTCATTTTTTTGTTTCCTGTTAACAGTGTATATCCATCTGATAAATTTGGTTTCTTCAAAGAGACCCTGAAGCGAATTTCCCACGTAATCCAGAAGTCTTGTACAGGTTCTGTCTGAATATGTATATTTTGGTACCTTGTTTCCTCCATATTCCCATCCGAAAGTCTCACTGTCAAAATTGCTGTTTGTACAGTAATTGCCATATGATGATTCCCTTACTTCCAGAGTCAGACCATTAACTGCTGCTTCAATGGCAAGATTCATCTGTTTTGTGGTACTATAATCTTTTTCGATATGCGTGTGCAGTTTTGTCAGGTTCGCTGAAAATCCATCCACTGCGGTTTTATAGTCAGCTACATTGGAGTCCAGATCTGTATACTGGCCGCTGACCGTGTCGTATTTGGTGTTCAGATCAGTATATTTCTGTGACAAACCTTTAACTGTCTGTTCTGTGGATGCCATCCGGCTGTACATGGTCTTGTTGCCGTTCTGCAGTTCTATCAGTTCGCTCTCAGATATCAGAGCACTGATCTTGCCCTGTTCGACTTTGAAGCTTGTTTCCAAGCCTTGAAATCTTTTCAGTGTACCAGATGGAGCAAACAGTGTAATTTCTTTTATAAATTTCAA